CTCCGAGGTAGAACAATCCTTGCCGTTCGTTGAAGGTCAGCACCTGTTTCCAGTCTACAGGTGACATCATCACTGAGAGCTTTTTATCTGCTAAAACCTTAGCTCTTTCCTCTAAATCGTCGGCCATGGTTTCGAGGATGTCTCTCTGAGCAAGTCTAAAAGCCTCTATACTGGCCTGTCGGTAGAACTCTTTGACTATGGGGAGTCTTTTGAGGAAGGTTATCATATTATTCTTTAGAAGCACACCGTGAAAGCGTTAATAAAGCTTCTAATTTCTGAACCTTAGACCATCCCCATTCCTCCATTAAACGATGGATTTCATCAAAAGCTTCTTTGTCAGTTTTGTATTTCATTGCTGTGATTGAGCTGCTAAGGCTTTGATCGAGGCGAGGCTTGCTCGTGCCTTTGCATCGAGGAGTTCTGCTTCGTCAGTTGAGTGCTGAGATGGCATTGGTGCGGCTACGAACTTTGGTGCTGCTGAAGCCGTGGTTCGTGGCTCCCAAGCTGGTCCGTTCATTATATCTATAAATGTCTCTAGCATGCCTCGTACATAGTCGAGGCGAGGGTTTTCCTTGGTGAGTTCTTCAAGGCACTTGCTGAGGATTGAGGTGTTCATCGGAAAAGTCGTTCTATCTTCCCCTGCAAGCGCCACCATGATCGCTGGAGTTTCGCTACGAAATTCACGGGTGCTGACTTTGGCTTGATAAGGTACTTCGAGCCATCTTCTCCAATGACTTGGTATCGTAGTTTCCCTTCATGCCCGACAAGGAAGATATCTTTCCCTAACGTGTGGGCTTTCACAAAGTTGAAGAAGTCTGCTTCAGGGATTTCTTTCATTTCCATATTAGTTCAAATAGCGGCCCCAATCTTCCTTAAGGGAATCAAGCTTACGGTTCCGCATCTCATCATTCATCATCTGGCTGATCACCGCTTTCATAGCCTCGAAGTGACCGCGTGCATCAAAGAGGGTCTTGCCATCAAAGATGGAAATAAGTTTCTCAATCTGCAAGAGTCGTTCATCGTCAGGACAGAGCTTCTTTACGAGTTTACCCTTGATTTGCTTAATGGTTTTCTCTTTGAGAACGGCCATCGCCTCTTCCATGATGACGGCGACGGTCGCACTGAGGAGCTGCGAAGCTTCGTCAATGGAGATGGTTGCTTCCTTAAGCGCTGGGAAGAACTCCTCTTTGATAAGCTGACGATCAGCCTTTAGTTTCATCTCACGGGCGATTTCTTCCTTTGAACGCGGCGCTGCCTTTAGAGGGCTTTTCTTCATACGGTCTTTGCTGGGCGGCCGCGCTTCTTAGGTGCATCAACCGCTTGTTCGATGGTAGTTGCTGGGATTTCCTCAGCCTTTACTTCTACTACACTTGGCTCTGGAGTTTCTTTCACTACACCGTTCACTGCATCCACTAGCTCTTCGATGGTTCGGCCGTCACTGGTAAGCGCTGATTCAATTGCATAAATATCATAGCCATCACTGACCACGCGATTATCTGCTACATGAGTAGAACCTGTCTTCGGAACTTTGAGTAAAGCGGCGATCTTAATCCTCGTTGGGAGGTCAAGCTTCAGCCATGAACTATAGGTGAATTGCATATGCCCGTTTTTTATAACTATACGCTACTGAAGCTGACCCGCAAGAGCTGGAGCGCCTGGGGATAACTTCTTCTGGTTAGCCATAGGCCCATTACCTGACGCTGGCATTTGTCCCTGTTCCATTGGTGGCATCATGCCAGGTGTTGGCTGCTTAGGAATGAATTTCTCTACGTTTGCCCTGGTCTTTGCGTTAGTCGAGAGGAGGAACTTTCCTACTTCCTCTGGGTTGTACATACCTGGTGGAGCGGAAACGAGGCGATCGTACGTCTCCAAGTCCATGGCTTTGATAAGTTGCTCGCTCTTAGGGTTGAGCACATCAGGAGAGATGGTCACTTTGTACTGCAATTCACGGTAGAGGGCAGGATTGACACGGTACAGAGTCATACTCTTGTCCTCTTCATCTTGGTAGATGTCATAGGAGAGGTTCAGGAAGTCGTCTTTCTCCATCTCATCTTCAAGCCCTGCATCGAACTGAATCTTCTTGTTCTTGTCGGTGCCTTTTCCTTGCACAAAGAGGGTCTTGTAGGTCATTCCCATGTTCTCATGGCCTTCAATCATGGCTACTTCTGGGGCGGTAAGGTACTGCAAGATGTCTCCGAGTCGGAGTTTTCCGAAGTCTTTCACGTGCTTTGATATCATCTGCAAGAACAGTCCGAGAATAGTATTCGCATTTGCCTCAATACGGCTGATTTCATAGGCAGTGGTGCCTCCTGGGGCTTCTTGGCCTTGCTGTAATGGCTCCTGTGAGGATTCATCAATAGACTTCTCTACCACTGCGAGGGTTTCAAGTCCTGCTTTAAGATCAGAGCCAACGTTGATAGCGCGGAGGTCGGCATTAGGGTCTGAGAGGGTTGTGACTGCCCCTGGAACAATAACGTCAGAGGCGATAATCTCCCCGCCGACATTGACCATTGGCTTGAAGATGGACAGATAGGTTCCATCAATGACCATCTGGTAGAGGGTATTGACGATATCGGCATCATGCTGGAGCTTGAAGGCGAGGGACTTTCCATAGAAGAATCGGTTATTGATTGGCTCATAGAAGAACTTGTCGAAAGGAAACAGCTTGTCCTTTCGCGGGTTCGGGTTGTTATGCTCGGTGAGCATCACCCGATTGACCATGATTATCTTGAGGTCGAGGTTTTTGTTCCAGTAGACGATTTCTTCGACATCCTCCTGTCGCATGTTTGGGTCATACACATAATAGAACTGGCGGTTTGCGTCGTCGTAGATAGTCTGAACCCCTGGACGGACGTACTTGAAGTTTTCATAGACTCCGTTGTATTTTACTTGAGCTTCGCTATATGAATAAACCTTACGCCAGATGACCCAGCCTTGTTTCTGAACATCTGGCTCAAACATGTTCTCTATATAGAACTGATTCACAGGGACAATCGTATCCATGAAGCATGGGTAGGCTTCGTCTCGTACTCGTTCCTCTTTCCATGTCCCGTCGGCGTTTTTCTCGGTCTTAACCAGTCTTGTGACTTCCCCATACTCCGTATAGCCGATTGATGCAGGGCTTGAGAGTGCCATGATCACACGCATGAGGGCATTGTAGGGATAGTTTGAGACATCCCCTGACCATTCCATGAGGGATTCCATCACTTCTGCTGCGTCTTTCTGCTCTTCGCTTGCCTCATCATGGGCGAATATCTTAGGAAAGATGAGTCGTGCAGTGGCGTGAGCTGCGATACTCATGCACTTGTTTCTGACGACTGGCCTGAGTGCGCGTGATCGCCATGCCTGTGTTGGTGCACCTTCCCAAGCATCCCCGTTGTTTGGCTGGTAGCTATTGAAACTCATCTGGTCGTACTGATCGCGGGTGATGAGAGAGAGGTCATTAAACTCTACTCTCGGCGTGTACATATTCACTGTACCTAAGATGAAATGCTTGAGGATCATCGCTGAAACTGCCTGTTGTTCAGGAGTTTCCATGTAATCTGATGACTCGTCGGTGATTTCTCCGCGCTTGTTTACTGCGGCGCGCATCAAGACAGCTTCAACGCGCTTTGCGCCATCTGCTGCGGTTACTTCGGTGTGGTTTACTATTGAAATAGAAGCGCCCGAATTGGTTAGTTGTTAGTGATATCTCTCATAACTACATAATACACTATTTGTCAAAGTCGAGGAGTGTGGACATGTGCGTAACGTGGCTGATTGTCGTTTAACTCCTGTGGAAGTCCTTGCATCCTTTGTACGGGGAATAGGTTGTTTCTTGGTTGAGTGTTTGAGGGGATATGTACATGGGCTGAAACTTGGTTAGGATTTTTGATGGAAGCGATAGCGTATCTTATAGCATCCATACTATGATTGTAGATGTCCTTCGGCTCATTGAGCGTCTTGTCTTCCTTGTCTACTAACCACGCATAATTACAATACTCTTCCCATATATTGGCTGAACGCCTTGTCACTGATATTTTCTGAGCTTGAACGTATTGAACCCCCTGATTGATAGAGCCAGGGCCTTTGGTGGCTGGCAAGATGGTTACTCCTAATCTGCGTATCTCGTCGATTGACTTAGGCTCCGCTGAGTCAGCAATCACTATAGCTTTGTTGTTCTGAACGTTGATGATAGTGGCTATCTCTTGATTTGATAGCTCAGTCTTGAACACTACCTCGTCGAGAATGTAACCCCCATTGTAGTAGTAAATAGCGACGATTGCTGTGGGGTCATTAGAATAGCCAAAGTCTAAGCCATATCTTTCAAGTCGTGCCTCGAAAGGCACTTCGTCTATCTGCTGCCAGCCTGAGTAAATCTTTCCCTTTACGGTTTCTGGTACTAATCCTTCCACCATGTTGTAGAAGTGGTCGGGCTTGATGGTTTTGTAGCTCTCGTATCGGTTAGCTGCTTCTGGGGCTATGTTGGCGAGGTTATCCCTAAAGTTTGTTCTAATGAACAAGGTATCAGTAATCTCTGACTTTAGCTGTGGGATATAGAAATCTTTTGTTCCACTAGGAAGCAGGTCGAACCATCTCTTTACTATCCAATGGTCTTTGTTTGGTGGGTTGAGTAGCAGGATAACAAGAATGTCCCCTTTGAGGGTTCTCAGTGAGTCATCGAGCTGCATGAAGTCTGCCTCTGGTATTTCGTCAGCTTCTTCGATGATGACGCAGTTATAGTTCGCTAGAGACTTGAGTTTCGCTTTCTGTTCTCCTGAAGACTTCTTAAAGCCTACAGCGTTGATAGTATTAGCGCCGTATCTAATGACCATCTGGCTATCGTTAATGTCCAAAAGCTCTTTTATACCGTTCTCTTCCGCGCGGTCTGTGATCTCTCGATAGATGGAGTTTCTGATGTCACCTAAGACTAAACGCATGATCGCACAGCGGAAGTATTCTCTAGCAACAAGTTTAGCATTGGCAAACTGTGAGGCTACGGTTGAGCGTCCAGCACCACGTCCTCCCATAAGAATAGCGTAGTGAAGCCGTGTTCTGAACAGCTCACCGTACTTCTCGTTAACTATTTGTTTCAGTTCCATTGAAGTTCTTGAGGATAATAGTGTTTGCTTCTATGGCTTTACCGTCGCTAGTTATATCTGTCTTCTCACCAAACTTCTTAGGAAGAACCTTGGAAAGATACCATTTGCGTGAGTCAACCTTTAAGCGCTGGTTCTGTGCGTAAGCTGACGACTTCTTTTCATTACCTTCATCAACCACTCGATCACTTTCGTCGCTTATTTCAAGGATTTCATCAAACATTACCTCTGCTTGTATCTCCCTAGCTCTCGCGTATTGCTTGGAAAAACCTTCTCTGTCCTCCAACACCCATCTGTGAACTGTTTCAGCATTTGGCATACCTTCTGCATAACAGATTGTTCTCAGGGATTTACCTGATGCTAGTTCAGCACAGATTTTATCTGCTAGTTCTTTTGTATAGATTGATGGTCGTCCTACCTCAGCCATAGATTTAAAAGAATTAAGAGTCCGATTGCTCCCATAATTATCTTGCTGTATTGAATAAATCGTTCTTCAGAAGGTTTCATAGATTTGCTTTATAATCTGTTCTTATTTTGAGCCAATAATCGTCGCTTTCATCGAGCTGGAGGTTGGTGAAGTTGGATTGATTGATTGCTTTCTTGAACTGAGAGCGGAATGGAGGCCATAGCAATACAAGAATGAGGAAATATGCTGCATACTTTAGTTTAGCATGGACATCGGGCAAGTCACGGCGCTTGTTTATGGCTAGGAGTCTTAGGATTTCTCTTATTGGTTGAGCTGCTAAACTTTCTTTGGTGGCTTCACTGAAAAGGTCTTGAAATCTGAGCCTATAGGCATTATCGTATTCGAGGATGTTGGCGATCAATTCTCCTAGTTTGCCGCCGATGAGTGTTTCGATCTCATTGGCGAAGTCGTTGCGGTATTCTCGTTTTAATAGGTAGGGTTGCATGGCTTTGTAGGCTATTTTTCCTACGATTGGCCATAAGTAAGGATATTTGAGGCACTCTTTGGCTGTATTGACGGCCCATACCTTGTCTTGTGTGAGGTAGCCTTTGGCTGGGTAGGGATATCCTTTGAAGTAGACCTTGGCTCCGCCTTCCCATGTCATATGATCAAAAATCATGTTGGTGTCTCCTGCTTCTGACTCTGGGGTGGCTATGTAGGGCTGCATATTATTGAAAAAGCTGTATCTTTACTTGGGTTTCATCAAAGAATCGGTCAGTGCCGAGAAATACTTTCTCCACGGGATTGCCTGATATCTCCTCTGGATAGATTATATATTCCCTTGGGGCGAGACACTTAGGGTCGAAGTTTACTCTTTCATCTCCTGGCATATTAGATGGCGTGCTTTACAAGAAACTCAATGAGGTAGGAATAGGTTTCTTCAGTTTCCTCGGTCAAAGGCGTATCCCTACTTTTTAGTAAGTGGAACGCTGCATGTGTTAATTCGTGTATCGTGGTGCTGAGCGTGGATTTTTGTGGCAAGACGATAAGCGAACCGCCTCCAATCTGGGGGTAGGTTGTGGCTTTTACAGTTCTTTTTATTGGGTGAGCCTCTATCGCCTGTATCAATTCAGTTTGAAGTGGACAGTTTTTCTTAACCCACAATAAAGCTTCAGTATGACTTCCGTATAAAATAACAACTTCTGCATCGAACAATGAAACGTAGATTATCTTTACTTTGTTCCGCATATAAGTCTTATTTTTTCCTCATAGTCTGCCTTTTTCCAGTCTTTGACGGTTGGGCCATATTTATAGTCGTAGTATCTTTGGAGGAGTCGTTCAGCGGTGCCTTGGCCGTATCGCTTGTCTAATCCTTTGGCGTAGCCTATGAGGTGCAGTTCGTCCCATGCGTTACAGTGGGAACACTCTGCATTGTTATTAATCTCATCGAACAGCAAGTCTCGACCACAACTAGCCGCTGGAATGAAATGACCACAGTCGGAAGTATCGACGGTAATGGGTCGGTTACAGGATATACAGGTGCCGTATTTCTTTACATCTCTTTCTCGGATAAACCTTGAGAAGAACCACCAATATATTCCCTTCTCGATGGGGTGTTTCCATCTGAGGTTCGAGGCTTGTACTTTCTCAGGAAGTCCCCAGAGTCGTAATATTGATTTTTGCGTTGTACGTGCCTTCTTTGGCTTCTTGACCCGTTTCCTAGGGTATAGCTTTTTCCTTGGAAGGACGACGATTTCCATAATTTCACTTGGCTTTGTTGAGCGGTTTCTGGGCGAGCTTTGTGAGATTCATTAGGTTCACGAGAATCTCATCAACGTCGCTTTCTGCATAGTCTGATTTGTTCACCTGTTTCCTAAATTCACGGTGCATCTGAACTGGGTTCCAGTTCTTCCCTTTTATCTTTCTGACGAACTCTATGTAGGAGGATGGTTTCATGTTATTCCACTCTAGCGTGGCATCGAGTGCAAATAGTTACGTGTTCACAATCGTGGCTACAGTCAGCTCCTCCATTTGAAGCCAGTTCAGCCTTGATCTCACTGCGTCCCCATGTTTCAGCTCGTATTACCTGTTCTTCGGGTGACATTGGGAGCTTGATAGCCAAGTAAAGGCGTTCATTGTCGATGTTTTCGAGTTTAGCGTGCGAAACTTTCCCTTCGATGATGTAGTGTTTGTGGACGGCAAGTTGCTTTGAAGCCCATCCTGCTGATTTACCAAGGCCATCACTGGATTCCACAAACTCATTCCATGAACTGAAGCGGGATTCCCAGTGTCTGGTTTCTTGAAGCCTATACAGTAACTCTCTGCTCATCGAGGAAGCCTTATCTGAAAGCTTAACTAGGAAGATACACGCATCGAGTTCGTTTAAACCTACTGGAACAGTTATTTCGTTCATATCTTTGACAATTAGACTACGATTAATTTTTAATGCAATGTGGTTATACACACCTTGCTTTTAAGTAAGTAATAACGTTCTTGCAGGATTCCATGGCGTTTTCATCCTTGGGGAATCGGGCGTAGAGTTCAGCTCCTTGAATCATGCCGATCGTGAGCGAGTCTCTTTCTTTCTCTCTTATTTCCTTTCTTGATAAGTCCCAGAACTCTAAGGAAAGAGGATTGTTTTGTTTCCCTAGTTGGAGGGCTATTCTGAGCATGGCTTTCTTGTATCGGTCTTGGAACATACTAGAAATCTTCTTTTTTATTATCCATTGCTAATCCTACTTCACTCAGGTAGCCATTCTCAAACTGAAACTCTATCTTTCTGCCGTGGCTGGAACCATCCCTTCTTGATTTACCTATCTTCAGGATGGTTTCCTTGCCCTGTCTGCGCCACACATGAAAGACATTTGTAGCGGCTTGCACAATCCCTGCGGAGTAGGCTACATCATCATTGAAGGTTTCTTTGTCTACATCTTTTCTCATACCTGTTTTTACTGCGTGGGCTACTACGAAGAACATGACTTTCTCTTTGATGGCAAACATTCTGAGGGCTTTGCAGATATTTGAGAGCATGAGTGCACCGTTTTGTAGCTCTGATCGGTCTTTGGTGTACTTTTGGATATCTCCCAGAGTGTCAATGAATACTGCTTTTATCCCATGTCGTTCCTTTGCGTACTTCACATGGGCGAGTATCCACGCTAGGTCTTGTTCTAGTTCTATTGGGACGAATGAGATTAAGTCTCGCTTTGCTCCCATTGCCTCGAATGATTCCCAGAGTTCTGTGGTATTCATTTCGTAGCTGAACCATAGTGACTTTATGTTCTGCTTAGCGAAGTTCATGGTAATACATCGTGAGATGGTTGTTTTCCCTTCTCCTGAGACTCCTGAGAGGATGGTGAGGTCACCTTCGGTGAATCCTCCCTTGAGACTGGTATCAATGAGGCGGTAGCCTGATGAGTACCTCGTTAGCTCTTGTTTCTTTTCCTTTTCAGCGGCGTGGCCTATCGGTATGATTTCCACCATGTTGTGAGAAATCCCTTGAATCTCTTTCTCCATTAGTTCTACTGCGTTTTGTAGGTCTTGCATATTATTTTGAAGTTCTTATTTCTGCGTCAGGAAATTCTCTACAAGCTTTTACTATTTCCTCTACAAAAGGTATGAAATGTTCGTAGGTTCCCCATCCATTCTCAGCATCGAATTTCTTGAATTTATCGGGGTATGCTTTTAGTTTGCACAAACCTCTTTCGAGCATTGGTATTATCTCCTTAGCAAAAACCACATTTATTTCCTCTGGTCGCCAAAGTGCGTAGTATATACCAGCCTCACTCGCCATCTTGCCAAGATTATGGGTAATATTTGTGCTAAACACCGAAGTAGGCTGAACCTGCATTAAGTCAAAATCTAAACTCATATTTTCTATCTCTTATCTCTAAAGGCTATTAAATTGTTCCGCTTAGTAACAATGTCGTAGGGAGTGATTATTACGGGGCAATGCGGATCGTGTTTGTTTTCCTCGTAAAACTTCAGCATAGCGCGGCAGGTCTTCTCGCCCAGTTCCCAGCAATCGTTTGAGTACTCGCAGTAAGTGGCGTGCCTATCCCAGAACTTCTCATACGCGGGGAACCAGCTAAACACTTCCTTCTTATGGGGGTACTTAGCAGTACTTGGTTTCTTTTGTTTGTCTTCTTCGATGGTATAAGTAACACGCGAAGCTCCTGCTTCGCCAGTATTCACATTCTTTTCATTATTAACATTCTTGTTTGTGTCCGTCTGTTGTCCGTTTGTTGTCCGTCTGTTGTCCACTTTGCTGTCCGAGTCTTGGTAGTCCTTCCAGTTTACTATAGTAATTAAGCGATATTTTGTCGTTTTCTGTTGTTCAATCTGTTGTCCGTTTTCGAGGGTTGTCAGTATTCTCTCGATGCTTGCCTCAGATATTCCAGTTGCCTCAGAAAGCTCCTTTCTTCCCGTTATCATTTGTCCTTCTTTTACCAGTACAAGTCGGTCATTCCACATAAATTCTTGCTTTGAATGATTGCTTTTTATGAGTAGATAAATCCATAGATGAACGTATTTTGAGTTCCTAAAGAACTTCCATTCATCCAGTCTTCTCCATAGTTTTATCCACCCTCTATTTGAGGGTTTCATACATGGTTAGTAAGCCTTGCGCTTGTACTGCTGCCCTCTCGTTGAGTAATTAAACGAAAGAGACTGGATTTCATCCATAGCACTGGTGTCATCCCTATGCTCAAAAATCCACTTTAAAATCGCATCCTGCGAAATATTTTCCATGACTAAATAACTAAACTAATAATATTCAAACTATACCCCTTCATCCCTAATTCATAAAGGGGGGAACTGGGGATAACTGGTCTAATATGTGGAAAAGTTTATCCTGCGAAACTCACCATCCCGCCAATATCGCACAACGTAGACATAAACTTCCCTTACTAGGGTCTGAAATTCTGCACCTCATGAAAGAATATTGGAGTAGGCATTTAGGACACTCTCGTTGTTCCTTCGGTTGCTCCATTTCCCTAGTATATCAGCCCTATTCTTAGTTTTCCACACCTATACACTTGCACTATCACATATATACATGTATACTCTTAATAGTTGTTCTTTGACATGGAGAAATATTGAGAGGGGGAGATGCTCGTTCATTACTACCGACAGGGAGAACGAGCAAATGGGATAGTGACTTGAACCACGGCATAATGCACGTCGATAGTTAACCCCGAGCTGTCGTCGGCTTCCCCTCCCAGTATTTCTCTCTATAGAAACTTTAAAAATTAACACTAAAAACTATGAATTATTCAAATCAATTACAAATGTGGACGTTTGATCAGAAGGCATATAACTATCGGAAGACTCACCCTATGTGGAATAGTCTCACCTTGTTATCGGCTATCTTGGTCATTGGGAAGACCATTGAGCTTTATCACACCTTTAAGATTGCCTAGTATGCGTAAAACCGTAGCAGTTTCAGAGAAAGCCCACCAATTCTTAAAGAAGGTGAGCTACCATGAGAATACACCGATCAGTACCA